GTAATAATCTTCTCTCTAAATAATTGGTTGCTGCATTTGCTGTTGCCATTTTCTACTCCTATGTTCTCGGTCTCGATGGCAGACCAACTCTATAACCATCTGTGTTTTCTCTTGCCTCTCCAAGATCTTTTACTCTTTCTAAATATTGTGTGAACAGTCCATTATAATTTTGTATTACATCTGGCTCACCTTTCATAAAAGTATAAGCCTCAATAAGAGATCCGTAAAGTAAGGCAAAAGGTGCATTAGTGCTAACCCATGTTGTACCACTGTCTGCACCAGCAGTTAGACTAGCTGGTCTATAAAAATAATTTAATTGTATTGTGTAGTTACTATCTGGTGTAGGTGCTAGAATAAAATTGTCTTCATCAAATCTAGCGTAGTATTTAGGAAGTCCAGTTGTTGTTGAAGCTGGTGTGTATTCTCTCAAAAAGTTTACATCCTTTTGCAACAAAAAACTTTCAGACCCAGATGTTGTTATCTGCAAAGAAAATGACGCTAGATAATCAGAAGGCACTGTAAGAAAAGCATCAGAAGAAGTTAATGCACTTGTAACATTTTTTCTGAAATAATCTAGATCTACACTTTTTAATATCTTTTCTTCAGAAGCTTTTATAAAATTAGGTATATTATTAACAAAAATTGTTTCTGAATTATCAGTGTAATCTTGTATCGCTGTTGTTAATGTTGCTTTTGTAAAACTCATTTATGTCCCCAATGTTACAGGTCCCGCAGTAACCGATCCACCACCACCTCTTATTGATCCAGTAGTTGCAGTACCGCTACTTGCAGTAAACGTATAGGTGTTATCATCTACTTTTGTTATAGCATAACCAGAAGAATTATTCAAAACGGTTGCTGTAAAACCATCGAACCCGACTGCGTCTCTAAATCGAACAGTATCACTTGTTGATCTGCCATGTGATGGCTCTATAACTGTGATAGACGCACTACTGGCTGTTGATAAAAATGGATTTAAACCAAGAATATTTTCTACAGTCACTTCAGTTCTGCTGTCTGGTCTTGGCTCGTATAGTGCTGTTGGATCTGGGCCTGGATAATTAGGTTCTAACTGTGGATGTTTAGGCTCATACTCATCTATACCAACTTTGAGACCATTCCATTCTTTTATCATATCTCGCAAACGATAACGAAAACCAGACCTATCTGAGTAACCCCATGATTTTTTACCACTTGCATACCTAGCCATTTAATACCTCAAGTATGAAATATTAGGTGTCAACTTTAATGGTGTGCTGTTTGCATCTTCTGACATGGCTCTTTGAAACTCTTCTTCGTAGATGCTTTTTAATATTTGTATTCTGTCTGGTGCTTTTTTTACTGCTATATAATAAGCAAGTCCTGCTGCCATACAAGGCAAGAATCTAAAAGGTGCGTCTGTTGTGTTAACTAAAGAATCTGCGTCTTGTATTCTTCTTACATAATAATAAACCAAAGTATAAGAAGTATCTGGAGTAGACCATAGTGTAATTGTAGGAGTTACTTGTCTATCAAAAAAATATTGACTTGGTTGCCCAGTATTACCTTTATTTGGAATCCTTAAATACTCACCACGACTCATTTGTGTAAGAGTAAAATCTACATTATTACTATTTCTTAAGACAACTTCTAATAAGTCTACAACTGTAGCATCTAAAAGAGTATAAGAAGCAGTCCCAGAAGTTATAGATAAAGTTTCTTGTTTGACTGTCCAAAGATTTAATCCTCTGTTTGCCCAATCAGCAAACATAAGATTTAAAGAACGTCTAGCAGTTTTAGCATCGTAACCAGTTCTCATCTCTAAGCCACATCTTTCATATGCCTCTTCAATAAGTTCTCCTACATCTAAATCAAAATCTCTTGAGTTTGAAGTTGCCATTTATTTTTTCTTACCATTCATCATTTTACCCATTTTTGCTCTCATAGGTTTTTTCATCATGTTGGCTCCACCACCCATTTTTTTGACAGGTTTTTTATTTTTCTTTTTTTTATCTAAAAATGCTTTTAATCCTGGATTAAGTTTTCCCATTATTTTTTTCTCCTTCTTACTGCTTTAACTCTTCTAGGTGCGCCTGCTGGTTGACCTAGACGATTCTTTTGTCTTATTCTACTTCTTTTTTCTGTTGCTGTCATCTCCGAAACAGTCTTCGGAGTTTTCTTGCTAATTCTTTTACTCGGTCTACAATAAGGCGTACCACGCTTCTCGCCTTTTTGACGACCACATTTTTTACCCGTTTTAACATCTTTCCAGTCCTCTTTGAACCATCTCTTTAGAGATAAACCAGCTTTTGTTTTTCTAACTGCCATTATGCGTATTTTGTGACTTTACGCTTACCCGACATAATAGCACCACAACCCCTAGCTATGTTTTTATTTTTTGACTTTCTTTTTGTCATCTTAATAACTTTGCCTTCTTTAGCAGTCATTGTTTGATTTTTTACTTTTTCTATAGCTGCGTTTAATCCACCACCCATGGCTTTCTTTTTACTTTTACCATAATTAGCTGCACCGACTTTTCTACATTTAGCAATATGCCCTGAAGCATAAGCTGATGGAAAAACTTTAAATTTAGCTTTTACTTTATGATAACATGCATCTTTTTTACCCATAATATCTTCCTTTCAATATTTTCCAACAATCGCACATCCATTGTCGTTTTTTACATTTATGACAAACTTTCAGAGGTTCACCTCTTACCACTTCTCCTTTTTTTAGAGGCACAATGTGCTCTTTCAGAAAATCCTTTAGGTCTTCTGCAATTGATTTTCCTCTTCCTCTTATCACTCCACTTTCTCTTACCTGGTGAATTTGTTATCTGTTTCGAAATTGAACCCCGCGAGATTGCCATCTGTTTTCCTATTTATAAAATCTATCCATAGAGTATGTATCATTTTATGGTTTTCTTCAACCTTGACGACAGTAACGGCGGTTCTCTTATCTACTTCAATAAGAGTTGTTACAATCCATCCTATTGAACCAGCAACAAGAACACTTGAAACTCCAGTTATTACATCTCTAACCTTTAACACTTCCATCTTCTCCTTGCTTGTCTTAAACGACTATTAGGATTTTTAGCTGCCTTTGGAAACTTTTTCATTTGACCTGCACTTCTTGCACAAAATGATTTGCGTCTTTTTGCATCCTTACTTCCAGGCTTCACTTTGCCAGTAACGGCTGTTTTTAATTTACTACCAGGATTGTCTCTACGATATTTAGCAACACCTGCTTTAGTCATTCCCGCCCCTTTTTTTGTGGGGCGGAAATATTTTTTAGTCTTAGGTGGTTGTTTGTCTGGTTTTCTAGCCATTCAACCCTCTATGCGTAAAACACCGTGATGTTATCTGCGACATCCACTGTATATTTAATAGAAGCTCCACTATCAAACAAAACACCTTGAGATGGAACTGTTCTATCTACAGTGTCATTTGCAGTGCCTATTGTTCTAGACTTAAACAATGTTGTGCCACTTTCTGGAGTTCCGTTTATGAACTCTACGTCTCCTGCTGTGCCACCAGATACTACTGCAAAACCTTTTATCCTAACTCGGTTAGCACCCTCTACGGCTTGAGCACATATGGAACCCGAACCGACAGATACGTTTGCAGCATATTGTGCTGAACAAGTAGCCGAAGCAACTGTTAAGAATAGACTAGAACCTGATACTGTTTCTGCCGAACTAGTAGAAGTAATAACTTCTGTTAAAGAATCACCAAAAACATCCGTGCCAACAACTGTTACTGTCTTTGCATTGTCTCCAGTTCCAGCGGTTGTTACTGTAACATTTCTTGCCGTACCATTTGCATGTGTTGTATTAGCTAAAGTAAAAGCACCAGTTGGTCTAGCGGCAGCGGCTATTCTTGTTGTACTTGCAGCATTTTCATCACTGATTGTTAAAGCTCGTACATCTGATACACTCGCCATATTTAACTCCTTTTATAATAGATTAAAGTCTCTCGAAAGAATCTCCAGGAGTACGAGTAACTGTAATGTCCTTCAAGAATATTTCGTCAGTTGCTGTTGCATTTTTCAAAACAGCTAAATAAGGCACAAGCACATCACCATCATCAAAAGTAAATGCTGCTGTTGTCGCTGGTGCAGCTAATGTACCTGCTCCTGCCACTGCATTTACAACTAACTCGTATGTTACCACACCAGCAGATGATAAATTTACTTTTAATCTTAAATTTTGGTCATCTACAGGAACTGAAGCACCACAGTCTGTTGATGTTGATGTACCAGAGTTATTCAAGTCTGTTTGAATTTCAATATTAGTATCACCCTGTGCTCCAAAAGCGACAACATCAGTGTAAACTAAATCACCTGCGGAAGCCGCAGCAACAGCCGCATTAAATCCAGTTTGAAATTCTTCAGTTTTTCTAAAACCAACAACTAAACAATCAAAGTCTGTATAATCTGCTGCTTGAAAAGTAGCATCAATAGATCCAGAATGTGTTCCAACTGTAAATGTGTGAGGACCTGTTCCTTGAGCATTACCACCACAAATCATTTGTAATCCAACATTGTCTGTTGTTTCACCATCCATAGCAAGGTTTAAACCTGCATGAGTTGTAGCTGTATCTGTTGCTGGTACTGTTCCATCCAACATTGGTGCAGTTCCACCTGCGGAAAAAGCACCCACTGCAACACATGATGCTGGGTACATTTGTCCTTGTGGACCCATGAATAACATACCAAACTTGTCTCCGTCTGCTAACACACCAACGGCACTGTTTGCCATCATTGTTGTTATTGGTGGTGGACAAGTAATATAGTTATATTGAAAAATAGTTGTTGAAGCTGCTGCTGTAACTTGACCAGTAGAACTAACTGAATAGTTCTCTGTAATCACACCAGTAGAGGCAGCCTTTGTGATTTGTTTAAAACCACCTTCAGACCTAACTGGTCCGTTAAATGTTGTATTAGCCATGTCAATCTCCTTGTCTTGGCAATTGTCGAAGTTGATTCTTCGTCAAGGTTTCTTCTATTATACACAAAAAAGGGCAGTATGTAACTGCCCTTCTCTTTTAAATTAAATTTAAGCTTACGCTCCTGGTGAACCAAACACTGAACGAGGATCTGAGAAGCCGAAAGAGTATCTCTCTCTTGCCTTATATCTCATATTTCCTGTGTCAAAATCTGGATCCATAGCTGTTGCCATTGGCATTCTTTCGAAATGCTTAAGACCATTAGGTGCATCAGTCTTAATAAAAAATGCATCTGTGTCAGTTAGATAATCGTTGATAACATAACCCTCTGGTAACATTCCCATGTTTCTCATTGCGTTAGCATCATTATCTGCTGTTCCTGGTCTTAGGTTGGAATTTAACAATCTCTCTGCGACAAATTGTAATTGTCTTGGAATAATTAACTTCATTCCTCTTAGAGCGATAATTAATCCTCTCTCATCCACAAAACCTGCAATCTTAATTAAAGCATCCTCTAAAGATGTTTCGTTTAAGTCTGCTGCTGTAGTTGGCTCGTTAGCAAAAGTTCCACCATTTGTTAATGGATGATCTGTTGCTAATAAAGCTTTACCATCTCCACCAGCACTTGCACCAGCTGTAAAGGCATTATTTAAAATGTTTGCAGCTTTTACTTGCTTTGTGTGTGCCATTGATCTGGCAAGTGCTCTCGTATAACGAGCAGAAAGCTTGTCGTAAAGGTTGTCCTCTACAGCCTCTTCTGTTATTGAGAAAGCCATTGCTACAGTCTCATGGTTGTACCTTGAAGTGTACGCTTCGTTTGCGTCATCAAATGTGACACCAGAACCCTCTTGCTTAGTGGGGGCTGCTCCGAAACCACTCAACATTACCTCTTCTTCGAAAGCTCGGTCTGATGACTCTGTGTCGAAGATTTCTGCAT